ATAGATTCCACAATTAACTTTGGTCGTGGTGGTGACCAGATACGCAGATGGAACCAGTATGTACTGTTTCTTAATGCAGCATTTGAAGGGTTTAAGTTACCGTTTAGGTCACTTGGAATAGATTTACATCCTGATATAAGACCAGTAGAGAACCCTGTTGCTGGTGGCCCACAGTTTGAATTTGGTACTGATACCTTTGCAGGTCGTGGGCAGACTGGAAGAACACTTGATATAACTGGTGGTCGTAAACAGGCTGCCATGATACTGGGTGGAGCAACAGTCACATACTGGGGAATACAGACTAACTGGAATAAGCGAGAGAAGTTTAACGGTATCCCTCTTTACTATGATGTACCCCAGTACGTCAGGTATAACGCATTGGTATTTATGCTTCCTGCTGAAAGGGATGATAGTGGAGACTACATATTAGACCCACAGACTGGACGGCCTACTCCAAGATACATAGTCCTTCCCCATAAGTTACGTGAGTGGAACTGGTTTATGCAGTCGGCAACTCTTCTTGATGAAATTACAGATGAAGAAGTACCACTTGATAAATCTAAGTTTGCAGGTGAGATATGGAAAAGCACTTCTCCAATATCCGATATACCTATACCTGAAATAATAAATGTCGGAGTGGAACAATATACAGGTATCGACTTCTGGCGTAATGCTCCTATCGTGGATGAAGAACTGCAGGGTATGGAGTCACAGGAACAGTACGATAGAAATACATCGGAAACTATAAGACGCATCTCAGGAATGATGGGTGATGCCAACATACCTGAATTTGATGTTCCCCTTGGGAGCCCACAAAGACTGGAACATCTATACGAAAGTATTACTGGTGGTACTGGAAGGTTGGTTACATCCATGACTGACTACGGGTTAAGGGCTATGGATGACCTTAGGAAATTAGAAGACCGCCCTATGGAACAGAAGGTGGAAGACTACCGTAACATGGATAGGACTTCACGCATTGAGTTCCAGACTTCCCTGTCACCAAAAGAATATGACGAGTTTCAGAAAGAGATACGTATGCCCAGAAAGGAGATTCCGTTCTGGGATGCCATGCTTAATTCCTTTTACCCTGAACGGGGTGGTGGATTAAGACAAACAGGACGCATGGCTACGGAAGATATGTTTCCAAATGTATCAGGTGAGGATGTTGAAAAGGCAGGGCGTGCCATGAGCAAGGTACGCAGAGAATTACTTGAACAACAGATGAAGTCTGATGAACAACTGCTAAGTTGGAGAGAAGGTGGAAATATTAATGTTCTTTCTCCCAGTGAATGGAGAGAAGAAAAGTCTAATAAATGGAAACGGTATGAAGGTGCTGAACTTGCTGTATCCCAGATATACCACCGTTCCATACAGGGACAGGATGAGGAAACTAGGGATAGATACTACCAGTCTCTTTATACAGCAGCAGGTAAGATGACTGATATGAGGGTTGGTATAGACCTGTTACTGGCTGGTTATTATGCTATTGAACCAGAATCAAGTGACCCTTCTAATACAGAATGGGACCAGTTCTTTAGAGACAGGGAAGCCTATGTAGAGAATATTCGTATATCTTCTGAGGCATCTGGTGATGGATTACATGATGAGTTTGAACGTAGGTTAAGTGCAAATGATACTAATACAGAAAAGAGTTATGATAACGCAAGACAGTACCTTGCTCCTTACTGGAATATAGGAAGAAACATTGATGACCTATGGCCCGGAGCTAGTCAGAGTCCCCAGATGGTAGAGAAATGGAATAGCTACCTTAACCTTGACAGGGGAAGACAGAGCCAGATGTATGATACTGACAAGCAGATACAGACTCTGGTTAAGATGAGGTCAGATAAAAGAAAACATCTAGTAATGATGGATGCCCAGAGAACTGGTTATCCAAATATGGATGAATTACTTGTATTCTGGTATGGAGATTTTTATGAAGGTGCTACCCCACAGGCTCAGGCATATCACAGGCATTTATACCAGCAAACAAAAGCATTTAGACCCAATAGACCATCCATTCCATTGGTTCCATCATTGACACCTTAGTTATACTAAGGTTATTTTAGGTTGAGGTAATTATGGTAAATCAGGCAGAGCAACCAGATAACACACAGTCAGCACCACCTACAGATGGAGGGGGTACGACTACTGATATCACTTCAGAATTTGAAGGGGTTAATACCTTTGATGATACTGATACATCTCCTACAGATATCACTACTACAGAGGAGACTACAGAGACTGTAGGGGAAGTAACTACTCCACCACCTTCTACTGAATCTCCCCCTGTTACAGAACCAGTTGCAAGTACAAAAGAAGTACCGGGTAACAATGAAGAGATAGATACTCTTCAGAAACGTCTGGAAGCAATAGAGTATCAGAATAACCAGTATCAACAGAATCAGGTACAGGGTCAGTTACAGCAACAGGGTGCTCAGTATGCTCAACAACTTGAGCAACAGGGATATTTACCAGACCAAGCACAACAGGTGTCTCAACAGTGGATGGCCCAACAGAGTGAGGTTGTTCGTGTTCGTCAGGAACAGGAACAATACAATAAATTTGTACATGGACAGAATAACGCTGCAGAGCACTTTGCAACCAAATATAAATTAGAGTTAAACGACCTTGCTGAATTACGGAGGTACGATACTCCCGAAGGCATGGAACAGGCAGCTAAGGGTATGGCATCCATCAGGGATAAAGATTCGGAAATAGCTAGGCTGAGGGCTCAGTTAGTTCCTTCCCAGAATTTTGCCGATAATCAAAGCACCCCTGCTGCTTCCAATAACGAAGACAGATGGCTAGAGCGATACAATGATGGTGATAGGTCGCCAGAAGCCGCTGCAGCAGCACGAAGGGCTGCTGGTTTAGGATAATAAACTAGCAATATTACAGAGGTGTAGTTATGGCACAGACCGCTACAACGGGCAATCTTGAAAATGCCCAACGAATAATTATTAGTGCTGCTCGATATACAGAGGAGCATAACGCCCCGGCTCTGGCACTCATTGAGCAGTTCAAACTGCCCAAGGGAGCCAAGCAAGTAACCGTTCCAAAGGTTGGAACGATGACAATGAGTGACCTTACAGATGGTCAGGACATCATAGATGAAGAAGAAATCGGAATGACCACGGTAGACCTTACAGCCAGTGAGGTTGGAGCCAAGGTTATTCTGACTGACAAACTCGTTAGACAATCTGCTCCTAATGTTTTCTCAATAATAGGAAGACAGCTTGGTGAAGGCATGGCAAGGAAAAAAGACGCAGATGTTATTGCCCTGTATACCAACTTAAATGGTGGTACTAAACTGGGTCTGGATGGTAGAAGTATGACTTCTGCAAACGTACATGCAATTATTTCCAATGCCAAGGCTAACAAATTTGGCAATCAGCTTTATATTAACCATCACCCAAATGCTGTAGCTGCTCTCGCTGGAGAAGCAGCAACAATACATGGCACAGTAGGTGGAGAACTCACATCTGGATGGAGCGTGGATTTGCTGAAGAATTTCTATAGCGGTCTTCGACCTATCAATGGTGTAAGTATCTTTGAGGATGGCAATATAGAAAAGATATCTGGTCAGGATTCGGGTATTGGAGTTATAGCTGATAAGACAGCTATGGCTGCTCTAACCAGCGTAGATACCAGAACAGAGCGACAGAGAGATGCTTCACTTAGAGCTACTGAGGTTGTGATAACAGCAGATTACGGCGTGTTTGAACTAGATGACAGCCGTGGTGCAGGTGTTATATTTGAAATCGGTGATATTGCCACTTCTTAATAGGAGTCATATATGGTAGGGATAACTGAACGAAATAAGCAGAAAGTAGAGTTAGCCAACAGTGGTTTCTCTATGAGATATATAGACGAGTGGCAACCTAAAACCACCCTGTACCGACACAAGGCAAGTTATACCGTTGACGGTCAACTTTCTGAACCTGTTGGGTCAACTACAAAGGGTGTACCCGGAAACCCAGACTATGTATTGCGAAAATCTAAAATCGGTTTATTCCCTTGGAAGCCAAGTGAGTCCTGTGAATGCAAGTGGTGTCAGGAAACTGACTGGGAAGAGAAAGAACCAGAGATGGTTCAAGGTTTCTGTGATGTATGTGGGCTTGAGGTAGAAGCTCGTAACTCTGCAGGAGTCTCATCCAAGTTAACCTTTCACAAGCGGGCAAATCACCCGGATGTATAATAGAGTCCTGAGAGTTGTAACGATTGACCGTGACTCTCAGGATTCTCTAAATAACGGTTGGTCGCAGGGGGTAAACCCTGTAATAAGTAACCTTTAAGGAGGTTAGATATGTCGTTTCCTAATACAGTTTACGGAAAACCCGGATGGGAAAAAGTAATGACTTCAGACCAGC